TAGTGGCACAGGTGCTGCAATAGCCTTTGAAGAGACTGTAACTTTATATTATGGTGTAGATGTTTTTATTGATGAATCTTTTGAATTAGATCTCTCTAGGTATCAAGCTAATGCTGTAGTATACTATTTAAAGGCCAAAATGGCTGAAGATAGCCTAGATATGGAAGCAAGGGAGTTTTTCCTCAGGGAATTTAAAAGACAGCTAGAAAAGGGCAATTCAGCCCTTAAAAGAGGTCCTTATATTATACAGGGCTTTAAGGAAATGAGATAATAACAATAAACAAGCCCATTCACGGACGGTCAGTCCTTAGGGCAGGAGGTAAATAATGGCAACAAAAGGAATACATCAATATACGGTACAGGAGGCTACAAATCTAGTAGCACAAAGAAAACAGATAGTGGTAACGCCTACATTGACGACAAGTGCAATAGGTGGAGGTGATGTTTTAATAAACTCAGAAGAAATACCAAATGCAGTGCTCGTACCAGGGGGATGCTCTCTTTTGCGTGGTATTACTTTGGTAGACTATGATGATGATGCAATAGATCTAACATTGGTATTTACTCAGAATTCAGCTACTATGGCAGCTGTTAATTCTGCTCCCGATATAACTGCTGCAAATATAGTAACTGCAAATATTTTAAGTGCAGTTTATCTAGATAGAAGTGATATAGATCAGGTTGATATTGGAGCTGCTAAGATTGCCGAGTTTACAGCAACAGCTGGCGGTGGAAGTACAAGTGATACTGATACTGGGGCAGGCTTTATTCCAGTGTTTTTTCAGGCAGCAACACTTTCAACTTCGGTATATTTTAGCATCATAACAGCTGCTAATACTTGGGGTGCTGGTGATTTAGAGTTTCATTTTAATATAGAATATTAATTTAGGGATAATTAATGAGACCATCTTTGTTTGATCAATTGTATTACAATATAGATCTAGGTACATCTTCAAAGGCAGAAGCTCCTAATCAGCCGGCATTAACTCCGGCTCAGAGAACTCCTACTACTGATGAAGCTGGTCTTGATCCTAGACAGCAAAAAGCTCCTAAACAGTTTACTGGTATGAAGTTTACACATGCTCTTATCAAACATTTAGATCAACTTTATAGTAAGATGCTTGCAGGTGAGGTTAAAGAAATAGCTTCAGAGCCAGAGTATAATCCCAAGCAGAAGATAATAGAGGGTCAAACTGGTACTTTAGTCCTAAATGAGAAAGAAGCTTTCTATAATCCTGGTAATAGTGCAGTAACGGAAAGTACATAATGCCTTTTCCTAAGCTAAAAATATCAGACGATTCTGGAAATACAGTTGGCGTAACTGACAATAAGCTAGATGTTAATCTTGGTACTACTCCTACAATTGATATTGGTGATGTTGAGATTAAGGGGCATGCATCTATTGCTGATGGCAGTAATACTGACGTAGGAACATCTGCTGAATATTTATATGGAGATTCTACTAGTGTTGCATGTAAGCATGTTGATATAATGGCAGCCATTGCAAATACTGGCATTATCTATGTAGGGGCTACTGGCGTTACAACTGCTACAGGCGTAGCTTTATATGCTGGAGATGTTTATAGTGTAGATATAGAGAATCTAAATCTTATATATGTTATTGCAAGCGTTAATGGTGAGGATGTTCAATGGGTGGTATATAACTAATGGCTAGCAACGTAACAAGAGATCATCATAATCTTCGGAGAAATCTGAATCTGAATGGTAACTACATCTCTAATGATGGTGGTGATGAGGGTATTACTGTTGATGATAATGGGGGTGTGACACTCACTGGCGAATTAACTTTACCCTCCACTATCAATACTACTAGCTTTCTACTTAAGACTTCTGGCAGTAGCGTGCATATTACTAAAGATAGTCTAATTGATGACGATTTATTTCAAGTATTATCTTGGACTTATGCTGCGTCTCGTACTCATAAGTGGCTTTATGACCCTACTAATTACTTTAAATTGCATATAGAGGCTAATGGTGTAACAACTTTATCTACAGTAGATGCTGATGCTGGTGCTGGAGGTCATATTCGATTACTGCCTGATGGTTATGTTGGTATAGGAGAGGCTACTCCCCTTACTCCATTATCTGTATCTGGTGCTATTACAATTAAAGAACAAAGTACAACTCCTTCGGCAGATGGTGAAGATACATATGGACAGATTTGGATAAAAAATACAGACCCTACTGAACTTTGGTTTACTAATGATGATGGTGATGATATTCAGATGACAGAAGGTGCAACTTTAAAGCTTGGGACAATATCATTACCAGCTAATCAGATTACAGAAGGTACTGCTGAAGTAGAAATTAGTACTAGTGCTGGTGATGTTATTATTGCTACTGGTGACGTTGCTGGTGATATTATTTTTAAAGGTACTGATTCTGGTACTGATGAATTTTGTACATTTAAAACTAATGAGGGAAGTGGTAATGGTATTATGGGTTATGATGGTAGTCATCATCCTGCTTCAGAAATATTAGCACCTAGCAATCAAAGATTAAGACTTCGCACTCAAGGACAACAGCAGCCATTACAGCTTTTTTCTGGTCAAAATGTGCAAATAGGATGTTTCAATCAAGATTTTGATAATGAGACTTCTGGTGGAACTATACAAAAATGGGCAGGTACTGACCCTTTTACTGCAAGTGTTGGAGTAAACCATACATCAGGAATGTATGGTGGTAATATTAGAAATATACAGCATTCTGAAGGTGACAAAGTAGTTATTGGCATGAGAGTTAGACATGGAGCTTATGGTTCATCGCTTCCTGTTCAAGCTTTTGGAGGAGACCTTGCACATATTGTAGCTATAGTAAGTTCTACAATTTTTACAATTGATGTAGACCCTCTTGACACAGGTACTTTTCAATGGGAATTTATGACAGGTCTTTATTATTATCCTACTGCATATTGGGGTACTTCTTCTGGAACTTGGACAAATACAGAAGGATGGTTACATGATGGTATACCTCAAGAAGTAGACCAAGACCATACTGATATACCAGCTCAAGTTAGGGGAAGTGGCCCTGATGGGGGTAGAGCATCAATTATGGTATCGGTAGAAAGCAACCAACCTAAAGTATATCCTATACCAGTTAATAGTGGTACTGGTTTTCAATCAGTCTTTACAGATTCTACATGTGATTATAATCATACTGCTGGAGGCTCTCTACCAGGTGACCCAGCCAAGGCAACTATTACACATGATGATGATGGTGGAAAAATATCATTATTTATGAGCGTACATGGTACTGGTATTCCTGTGGGAGCTTATGTAGGAGAAGTTGTTAGTAATACTCAGTTTAGAATACATAAAGGGGGTGGAACTGGAGCAATAGATACTGATGACCGTGTTGCGGTAACTACAACTGCTACGGATGGTACTCTTACTTTTCGTGAGAGAGTAGTTTTTAAAGACCCTAGTGATGATGCTTGGATTGCAGCAGAAGTAGACGAAACTGGTGATGGCTATATTCAATTTGGAACTCATCATGAAAGTGGTTTAGGAAAAGGAAATCTGATTTCGATGGGTTATATGGATGGTAATGAATCAGCCGATTGGAACTTTACAGCAAGAAGAAAAATATCGATGAAGTCTGATAATTATTATCATAACGTTATTCAGCTTGATGCAGATGAAATATATCTAGGAGGTGCACATCATACTACTGTAACAGGACAAAATTATACAGAGGTTCATATTTCCGAGCAACTTTGGATAGATAATGCTACATGCAATATCCCTAGAATTAGATTGTATTATAGTGATGATGATAGTGCTAAATATTTGCATCTTGGTGCAGGTAATGCTCAGAAAAACTTACTGGGAGGTTTTCTTTTAAAGACCTCGGATACTTCAGGCGAGACTGTAATAACTACAGATAATGTAGGTGGCAGTGAGAATACATCTCATATAACTATTAAGCCAGGAGGAAATCTAAATTTAATACCAAATGGGACAGATAGTTTTGGTTCTGTTATTGTGGATAAAGATGTAACGGAAACAGATGCTGGTACATATACGGCACTGTCTGTTGATTTTGATAAGACTGGTACATCTTCAACTACCAATACACTAAATGGTATTCTTATAGATGTGACTAATGCTACTGCTACAAGTGGAACGAATACAATGTATGGTATTAATTGTACTCCAACTTTAACTCATGCTGCTGATGCTGGAATTTCACTTGTCATAGGTGCTTATCTCAAGGCAACTGGGGCTTCTAATGGAACAAGTACTAGTGTAGGACTTCGTATAGACCAGACTGTACTAGCAGATACTAATTTAGGCTTACAAATAAGAAGTGCTGCTGATGTTGTTGATTATTTTTCAATTTCCACTACAACTGATGGGGCTACTACAATGGCTACAGTAGAGGATGGTGGCGGTGCTACTGCTCATTTATCTTTAGATGCCGATGGTGATGTTATACTAGACCCTCATACTGGGATAACTAAATTCCAATTTGCTGGTGACCCAGATGATCTATGTACCATTAGTGTAGTTGCTAATGGTAAAACTACCATCGCTACAGCAGATAGTGATGGTGCTGTGGGGCATTTAAATATAGAAGCTGATGGTCATGTAGAGTTTGATGGGTGTGCAGTAGGATTTGATAAGGAGACAACTACATTTGCTGCTGCTGCTGTGACGAGTGAAGGGGATGATTCAACTGATATTGATTTTAGGCTGGGAAATAAGCATGAGCTAACACTTACTGATGATATTGCAGGTTCAGGTGAATATATAAATATGATATTTCCAGCTACTTCTGGTAATTTTATATTAGTATTGATTCAAGGTGTAGCAGATTGTACGGTTGCAAATGGAGGATGGAGAGCATATGCATCTGATGGAAGTTTATGTGATAATCTTGCAGGTACAAATGGTACAGACGGAAATGTTAGATGGGCTGGAGGTTCTGGCCCGACACTATCAACATCACAGTACGATATAGATATAATTTCAATATATTGGGATGCTGATAATCAGACAGCTTTTGCTGTGGCGAGTTTAGATTTCTAATATGGAACTACAAGAATGGATAGATGGAGCATTTAAAGAAACTGATACAGATTATACAATAGCTGGTATGAATATATTATATAAAGAAGAGAAAGAATATTTGAAGAAAGGTGTCAAATTATTATGTGATAAGCTCCATCCAAGCTCAGTATTAGAATTTGGCTTTGGTAAGGGATGGACTGCTACAGAGTTTCAAGCACAAGGTGTAAAGCGTCATGTAATACTTGAACCAAATAAAGAGAACTATCAGATGGCATTAGATTGGAAAGATAAGTATGATACAGATGTAGAGATAGTTAATATCTTTAGTTGGCAGTATGAAACTGATGAAAAGTTTGACCTTGTTTATGATGATAGGTTGGAAGCTATTAGCGAAGAAAGACATGAAATACAAATGAAGAAAATAATACCACTAAAGCAATGGTATGCTGGTAATGCCTTACAGAGTGATAATAGGAAAATATCTGACTATCCAATATTCTTTAAGATGGATGGTATTAACTATGTACAATCTTTAGCTAAATATGGAGAATATAAGTCATGCCAACTCAGTATCTAATGCCTACTTTTGATGCGCCTTCATCTTTAGCCTGGGTAGCTGTTGGCGAAAGCACAAGACATGAATGTCTTGATGACATTGATGGTGATACTTCTTATGTTAAATGTAGTGCTAACGGAAGGTCAATGATAATAGGATATATAAACCCATCTGAAATAGCGCCTCCTCATGGCAATTATACAGATGCTTTTGAAGAGCATGAAGTAGGCTCAATTACTTCTGTTAGATTTTGGAGTCAGGGGAGACATACTGGAAGGACTGGAACTGCTGATGTCGATATATCATTTCAATCTCCAACTGCTGGGTTTTCAGAAACTGCACAATATAACGCTAGTCCTAGTGCCTATACTGCTGTATTTGGAACTACAAGAACAACATCCGATGGTAGTAATCCTTGGACATATGCTGACCTAGAAGCTCTAACTATGAAGTGTACTAAAAATGGTACAAATGAAGTAAGGTTATCTACGTTATGGTTGGAGGTAGTATGGGTACGTGCTGACGGTAAGGCACCATTTTTTGGAGCAAATTTTTAATGCTAGATACACTTAAAACAACAGGAGCAGGAATGAGTGGGTGGTGGTTATCAATTAGTGGATGGTTCCCTGAGGTCGTAAGTTTAAGTGTGGGAATTGCTACATTAATATATCTTGTAATCAAGATAAGCAAGGAGATTGGAAAAACACAAGGAGAATAGTATGCCTAAATCGGATAAGGGTGTTGTCAAAAGAGTAATAGTGACACCAGACAAACACTTTCCTTTACACGATCAAAAAGCGATAAACTGTTTAAAACGAGCCATAGAGATAATAAAACCGGATGCTTACATAGATATCGGTGATGTAGGGGAGTTTCACGCTTTCTCTGCTTGGAAGTTCAAGCGAATAAAAAAGCCACCATTAGAGTACTTGATTGAAAGTTTTGATCAAGATGTGAAAGATGTAAACAATGGGATGGATATGATAGATGAATCTTTAGATAAGGCCAACTGTAAAGAAAGATATATTACAGAAGGTAATCATGATAACTGGCTTAATATGGCAGTTGAAATGTATCCATATCTACCACAATATAAGTTTGCCAATGCTGTAAGGCTAAAAGATAGAGGGTACACATACTACCCATTTGGTAAGGCTTTAAAGTTAGGAAAGCTTTACTTCTACCATGGTCATCAGTATGGTGGTCAATATCACACCGCAAATCATCTGAGAAAGATGGGATGCAATGTAATGTATGGGCATTGGCATGATTTACAACATATGACTGCAACTCATATGGATGGGCCTAAAGCCGCATGGAGTATTGGATGCTTGAAGGATATGAGTCCTAAATCTAATGATTGGCTTGCTAATAGAAATGTTAACTGGGCACATGCATTTGCTATAGTTGATTTCTATAAGGCAGGGTTATTTACAGTGCATGTAATACAGATAATAAACGGGAAGACCTCATTGTGGGGTGAATTGATAGAAGGCTAAAACAAATAAAGGGAGATATAAATGGATTGGATTACAAATAACTGGACGCTTTGCATAGCTATCTTTTGGATGCTAGAAAAAGTAGTTAAGTTGACGCCAATTAGCTATGATGATATTTTACTAGACATGGTCTGGGGAAGTATTAAAAAAGCGTTAGGTAAAAAATAATCTTGTACGGTTATATAACCTACTACTCTTGGGAGAGGAAGTGTACTACTCCTCCTTGTTACGCTCGGCTCACATGTTCAGACGGTTCGCTGACTGTTGTATACTCCTCTCCCCAAGATTCTAAGGAAGAAGATGCCTAAACAGCTATATAAGATAACTCAGTTTCATGGAGGTTTGAATAGCAGTTCAGATGCTAGAGATATATCTGATAATGAGCTATCTGAAGCTACTGATGTAATGGTGGATGAGTTGGGTAAGATTAGACTGATGGGTGGTATTACAGCTCATGTATCTGGCACCCCTGAAGATGATCAGGCAACTGGATGGAATAATGGATCAGATCCTATTGTCCCAGGATACGGGTTATTTTATTTTAGCCATGATAGGATTGGTGGAGAGAATAAAAGTAATTATTATGGTGTTTGTACTTCTGGCAATGATACCGCTATGACAGATAGCGGAGCTTCATTTATTTTAGATAATTTAATTGGGGGAACAATATATAATCAAAGGGATAATGTTTCAGATCTTATAGCTGACAATACGGGTACGGTAGTAACAACAGATGGGACTCCAGCCATGAGTTGGGCTGCTCTTCATCAGTACCATATTGATATGCCTAATACTGGGGATGACTATCTTTGTATATATGATGATAATGATCAGCAAGTTTGGCTATATAGTAGAGTGCGGGATGCATGGGATGATGATATTGGGACTGCTAATTCTGCCGTCATAGATCTTGGTACTACTGCTGGTGCAAAGCCATGTTTTTATGCTGTAGATGGAGCATTAAGAATAAGTGATGGTAATTTTGGTACTGGTAATACTAATAAGTGGTATGGCTATATTAGTAGAAGGCAATTTGGAAATGGAACTGATGGTCTTGATGTTTCTACCCAGCAACCTAATGGGTCTGCCTTTCGTGGATGGACGTCACAAGATCAGAATCTTACAGCACTTGCTATAAAATCTATAACTACTCGTGATGCTACCGGAGCTGCACCCGATATTGATGATCCTGTCAGGTTGGCAATTAAGGCTCCTGGGGCTGCTTATCCGTATTATATTAATACTGCTAGTGTATCAGAAGTTATTAGCTCAGAAACTCAAGTTATTAGAGTCAATTGTAATGTGAATCAAAGTATAAATACGATAACAATGGTTGATGATACATCAGATAATTTTGCTTCTTTTTGCATACCTGGAGACTTTTTAATAATGGGTGATACAGATCAAGCTGGTAATGCTAATGTTGTTATGGGTGTTTCTGCTGTAACTTCTGATGTAATTACAGTTGGAGCAGGTGGAGGTATAGGTACGACAGATACATCCACTCTTGTTACTATTGCAAATTTATCTCGTATGCATTGGTGGAGTGATGATACAAATGAAAGATACTTACAGTTTGCTATGTCAACTATTTATGATGGGAATCAGGAATCAGGCCTAGCTGAATTTGGCACAAGAATACCACTTACAGATATAATTTTTGGGGATGATAGTAGTAGTCATTATCTTGGTCTAAATTCTCCAACGGTAGATGTTCAAGTATTTACTTCTACTGCTAATACTTTTGGATCTACATATCCAAGGGTTACAGGTTTTAAAATATATGTTAGAAGGTCTAGTAGCACTAGTTCTTCTAGTGATTATTATTTGTTATCTGAAGTTAGCATAGAGCACGGTATAAAAATCTCAGAACATCAGAATAACTTTTCTATGTGGTCGTCATCTTTTGTTGATACTAATATGGCATATTTTGGTGATAAAAGTGTTGGCGATGACTTTCCCTTTCCATCTTTAATAAAGTATCCATATGAAGTTGATGAAATTCATACTGTAGAAGGATATAAAACTGCCGTAATTGCGAATAGGATGGCTTATATAGGCCACGTAAAGCAGGATGGTATAGTCTATGGAGATAGAGTATTAAAATCTGAAATTAATAAATTTGATAGCTTTCCAGCGTCTAGAATAATCGAAGCTTCTGTTAATGATGGGGATAGTATAGTAAAGCTTGAAGCTTATGCAGATAGGCTTTTAATATTCAAAAAGAATAAACTTGAGTTAGTAAATATTTCTCAAGAGGTAGAATTTCTAGAAGATATCTTTATGCATAAGGGAGTATCTCATCCTGCTGCTACTTGTAAGACTGACTTCGGTATTGCATGGGTTAATAAACAAGGATGCTATATGTATGATGGACAGAAGGTAAATAATTTACTTGAGAAAGCTGGTAGGCAGATAATAAAAGAAAGTGAGTGGAGTGATTTTGTAGATGAACCTATGATAGGATATATTCCAAAGAAAAGACAGATAATTGTTTCAGATGATATTACTACAACCGGAGATGGTGCTGCCTATTTATATGATATGGTGACACAATCTTGGGTTAAAGGGGCTGATGATACTATTACTGATCAAACTAAGACAAACTTTATTACAGATTGGAATGGTGATTTAGTGTATGCTCATACAGCTGGCACTTTAGTGAAGTGGGATGATGCTGGAGATGATTCAACTGCTTTTGTATTAGAAACTAAAGATATAGATTTTGGACAACCAGCACAGAAGAAAAGGGTATATAAGGTATATGTAACATATACTGGAGTGGATAGTCTTAGTGTAAATGTAGATTATCAGATAAATGGAGATAATGGTTGGAATGGATTTGCTTCTGGGGAGCCCTTGACTGGAAATACTGCTTCAGGGCAGAATGAAGCTACTCTAACGCTATCTTCTCCAGTGGAGTGCTATAGTTTTCAGTTAAAATTTAGTGGTACTGGTAAGACTGCTTTTGAAATTAATGATGTTTCAATAGTTTTTAGGTTGAAAGGACAAAGATAATGGGAATGACAAGACAAGAAAGAATAGGTTTACATAAGAAGCAGGAAAGGCTTCAAGTAAAGACTGGTGTTCCAGCTAAAGTAGATTTAAAAGAAGGAGTTCCAGTATTAAGGGCCACCAATGAAGGGGTTGTAGAGTATACTTTACATAATAATATAATTTACAAGAAAGTATTAGATGAGGGGTAAGTTATGGCAAAGAAAGTAAGTGCAAGAGCAAGATTAGGTGCAGCAAGAAGGTCTACTATTAGACGTCAAAAGAAATGGAAAACAGCTAAAGGCATATTTGAAACAGCTGGTACTGTAGCATCCTTTATAGGGAGCCAGGCAAAGAAAGGTGAGACAGCCTGGGGAGAGTATGAAAAAGGTTATGAAGCACTTGGAGGTGAGGATCTTCAAAGACCAAAATTTGGACAAAAAGGGTTTTTTAAAGGTCCTTCAGGAGAGGTGACTATAAATAAGAAAGCATATGATGCAGGACAGGTTAGGAAAGCTGGCGCATTTTTAGGTAGTGATGCTTCCTCTGTACTTTCTGATGACCAGAGGTCAAAATATTTGCAAAGAGTGGCTCCTGGTAGAACTGACGCTACTACATTTACAGGTGGATTTGGGACGAAGACTGGTGATATAGGTGTTGGTGGAGGGTTCGGACAAGGGACTGGCCATATTGGATTTCAACTTCCAGATATAACTTCTCAGCATACACCTAGTAAATCGCAAGAACGACAATATAGAATGGATACTGGTGCAAACATTAGCGGAACATATCCATCATTAACAGGAGGTACTGGTGGGGGATTTCAGGGAACTCTTCCAAAGAGATACACAGAAGGTGAGTTTCTCAAAACTGGAGAGACTGAAAGATCTGGGATGGTATTTAATAAGAAGGGAGATGTTGTAAGGACTATGTTGCCAGAATATTCAATGGATACTATGTCTGGCGTTGGTAAACCAGGCTTTAAGTTTCAAGGTTCAACTTCTCAGTATGCACCTAGTCAATTAGAACAACAACAATATAGAATAAAAGGTGACATTAGTCAAAAGAGACTATCGGATTGGCAGGAAGCTGGAAGCCCTATAGATTCTCCTAAACCTAGGGAAATAAGAGGTACAGATTCTCAATATGCACCTGAACAAATTCCTGTTCAAGATCAGAGTCAATCATTTTTACAGAAAATGCAACAAGGTATTACACAAAAGTTTAGTGATATAGGTGTAAAGAAATGGCAGGAAGGTCAATACCGAAAATCTATTTGGGAGAGGGAAGACCCAGATGATCCTAATAGTCCTTATAAAAGTGGCTCTAGTTATGCAAAGGGTGGTAGTTTTGTAACTAATGGACCACAAATGATTATGGTAGGAGATAATCCAGGCGGAAGAGAAGCTGTAAATGTTGTTCCTTTAGATTCAGAAGATGATAGGAGGGATTATTTAAAGAAACGCTTTAAAAATAATTCAGGTGGAGTAAGTATTTGGGATGTAAAAAAGATGAATAATGATTATTGGAATAAATGAGTAGTCTTGTAAAGCATATTGTAAAACCAGATTCTATTAATCCGGCTGTAAATCTGGATATAAGAAGGCTTGTGTATTTTATTGAGAATCAGATAAAGTTAAGGCCTGATAGTCTTGGAGAAGATCCATTTCCATTAGAACATTCATTTATTGATGGGCTTTATATTAGAAGATTAACAATACCTAAGGGTTATTATCTTGTTGGAAAATTGCATAAACATCCTTATATTAATTTTATTGAAAAGGGAGAAGTAACCGTTATATCAGATACAGGATCAAAATTAGTCAAAGCCCCCTGTACAATACATTCTCCTGCAGGAACTAAACGAATAGGGAAGTCTCATTCGGAAGTAATCTGGGTTACAGTTCATGCTAATCCTACTAATGAAAGAGATATAGATAAGTTAGAAGATATGTTACATGCTAAAAGTTATACTGAATTTGATCAAGTTGAACCACTTCCAGAAGGGTTAGTGTTGCAGATGATAGAATTGTATGGTATATATGATGTAAAAGAATTTAGAAAATTAACTAGAGAAATCTATTCTCATGAAAAAGATGGCTTCTGGAGCGATTGGACTGAAGATCAACAAGAGATTTATATGTCTGGAGATTGGGAAGCATTTTCTAAAAGTAGAGGATATACTGATGAGGAGATAGATACTTTAAGGAAATGGATAGAACTAAAAGAAGAAGGTGATAGACTTGGAATAGATCCTCTTAAATTTGTAGTAGATTTAAGTACTGATCAGACGATAAGAAATATTGAAAAGGATGTAAAAGGTGAGATATTGCTTTCTTCTCATATTCCAACAAGTAAAAAGTTACCTTATAAAGATAGGAGGGAAGAATTATGTCTGCAGTATTCACAGCAGCAGTAGTAACTATTGGATCTACTGTTGGTAGTGCAGTAGCAGGAGGCTTTGGAGCACAAACAGAGGAGGAAAAAAATAGGTTAAAAGGGCTAGCAGGGGAAGTTAAGCAAGACCAATTAGACCTACTAGGTGATGAGAAGGCACAAGGTTATAGACAAGCAGCATTAGGATATAAGAGTGCTCAATCTCAATTTAGTGGTGCTCAAAGAGATGTATCTATGGGAGCTGGAACTGGAATGCGTAATATTGGAGCTTCTGCAGATATTGCTAGATCTCAATCAGGTTTAGCTACATCAGGAACTATTGAACAAAAAGTTGCAACACAGACAGGCGATTTAATGGCAAAATATAAAAGTGATATGACAAAATTATTTGAGACAAAAAAACTTGCTCAGAAGGAGAGCGATCTTTCAATAACTTCAACAGATCTTTCATATAGAAGAGGTGAGATGTCAGCAGAAGAGGCATATCAAAATACATTGTCTGATATAGAATCACAACCAACTGGATTTTTAGAAGGGATGTTCGGGTAAGGAGAAATTATGGCAATATCATCAGATTTAGCAGGTGTATTTCAAATAATATTAGCTCAGCAGGAAGCTGAAGCTAGAAAGGAAGAGAGGCATCAGCAGACAGCTTTACAGCTTCTTACGTTAGAAATGGGTCAACAGAGTAGGCTTAAGGAAGTTGAGTTACAAGGTACTATTCAGGAATTTTATGATCTTAAAAAGGAAAGAGAAGAAGTTGGTACTCGTCTTAGTACAGAATATTCTAGATTAGATCCTAAATTTACTACTGAGGGCTTTACTAGTGTGACTAATACCTTTCAGGGAGTAGCTGAAGGTGATATGTCTAATTTATTGGAGAATATTGATTTGCTTTCTACTGATATTAGTAAGTTAAAAGTAGTAGAACAGCAACTTGCAGAGCAGAAATCATATTATAAAGGAGAGGAACAAGCTATAGCTGGCTTAACTACATTTGTAGATCCTCAAGAGTTTGAGACTTTTGTAGATGAATATAAGGAGAAGTATCCAGATAGACCTACTGCTGGACTTTATGCTGCTTATGAGGAGGGTAAAGTAAGTACTTATGAAAGAAGAAAGCGTGCTGATGAGATGCAGTCAACGTCTAAAGCTTTTGCTCAAAGTAATTGGACGTCTATGCGTGAATTAGTTGCTGATGATACTTTTGAAGTGACTGATTATACAGAAGATGAGATCTTACAAAATGAAATTGTTAAAATGATTTCCTTTAAAAACTATCCAGATGTTATAAATTATATGAATGCAGAAGCAACTGGCAAAGTAAAGGATGTTTTTTATGATATGTTTCCATCATTAATGGGGAGTATGGAAGGACATATTGCAAGCGTAGATGCAATAGAAACTGAGTTTTTAGGTGCAGGAAAAAGGGAACATGTAGCAACTATAACTAATAAACTTCTAAAAGATATATCTGGAGCTTCTACTGAAGAAGCATTTGAATTATATAAGACAGCTCAAGGTGAGCTTACAAATGAAGCAGATAAAAGAGCTATGTTTATTGAAATGGAGGAACAGCTTGGCAAGGGTGATCTTGGCAGTCAATATAGAGCACATTTAGGTGCAGCTTCAGGGCTTATTAAGAAGCAACCTATAAGAGTATCTTTAAAGGAGAGTGTTTTAGAGCAATACGACCCTACTGAGGATGAAACTCAGGCAGAGCAGATATATGAAGCTTTAGATACTATAGAAGCAAAATATGATGTAGATGATGAAGGTCTTTCGAGTAGGGATGTTATGATTGGTCCAGTCTCTGGTTTAATGACAGGGGATAGTAGACTATTTGAAGAACGTCCCGAATGGACTCCAGGTAAGGCTATGTTTGGTGGTTGGGGTAGTCTTGATGTTGGATTTGATTCGCCTTATTATGATGCTTTCTACAATGAAGTTCAAGATCAATTCTCAAGCTTAGTGTCAGAAGAGGATCCATTTGGACCTGACTTTTTATATTCTGGCATGGCAGAAGAGCATCAAGTACCCGAACTAATAAAAGAAAGATATGGAGATGCTGTTTGGCAAGAGGTTTTTAAAGTTGCAGATGAGGTAGGTAAAAAGGCACAAATTAAAGAAATAGAGGGAATATTAAAGAAGAGATCTGGAGAAGATTACTGGGATCTGATTAGAGCTCTTGATGCTATAAAGTAAAGGATAACTAATGCCATTACCAGAAGATTTTTTTGACACACCATTAGATACTGCTTACACACGTAGGAAGGATGCTCGTGATATTTTCCCTGACTTTGGAGAGGAAGATGTAGAAGAAAAGGGTAGTGCTTATGATGCTATAGGGGAATTTTTATGGAGTACTGGTGCACACTTTGTATCTGGTGGCACTATGGGACTTACTGAATTTGTTGCCCCTACTAAGGCATGGGAGGAAAAGACTACTCCCGAACGTATGGGTGCTGCTGTGGGGGAAGCTCTTGGCTTCTTTGTACCCATGAAGGCTATTGGTATGGGTGTACGTGGTACTATGGCCCTTGGCAAGTCGGGATCAAAGAGGATAGCTAAAGAAGCTATTAAGAAATCTGTTTCTAAGGTAGATGATGCTGCTTTTAAGACTGCTGCTACTAAAGGTTTAACTAAGAGTGTCTTCTCTAAAGAAGGTAAGCGTTTATTATATCAACATGAGCTTGGTGGTGAAGTTCTTGAGCGTGTAAATAAAGACTTAATGACTAATACCGAAGCAGCCTTGAGGGCAGGTATTAAGAAGTCTAAGCTTGATGTAGATAATGCTACTATTGGAACTATTATGAAGAGTTTTCAGGAAGGCTTGCAAGAAGGTAGACATATTAATTCTGTTTCTTCATGGCTCCATGCTAAGATAGCTCCTAAAGTTGGTGCTGGTCCTGTAGCACAATGGATGGCTAAATATACTGGAGAGGTTGCACAAGATGCTGTAGTCCTTGGTATTCAAGGAGTAGCAAGTAATGCTATACATGCTGCTGCTAGAGATGATATAGACCTTGCTCCTGGATCTGCCTTTGGGCATGCATTAATGCTATCTTTTGCCTTTCCAATGATTCGGGCTTTTGGTGGTGGCGGTGAAAGAAGGATTGGAGAATTCTGGGGCATTTTAAGAGCAAAGCATGGTAAGACAGATTATACTAAGTTAGCTGCTGGTGAAGATGCTGCTAATAATCTACGTGGTTTGTTAAGAATTATTACTGGTGGTAAAAGAAAGAATTTACTTGGCAAGACTGAATGGACAGGCAAAAGTGGGGAAAGCTATCATGTAGATGATTTTGCCAATCTAAACTTTAAGAATAAAGTAGTTTTTGATGATGCAGTAGATATTCTCAAGCAAATACAAGGTAGTATTGGTAAGTTGGACGGAATGAAAATCTGGGGAAAGGCATATTTTAAAGATACTTTTCTAAAGGCAGGTAGTTTAGGGCGTATGGCTTCTGGTGCTTTTGTTATGAATCTTGATATGTTTAGAGATAATGCGGCTATGTTTCGTCACCTTCCACCTGAAGAAGTTTTAACACATTTGCTTATTGGTGGCATGATGTCTAGAGGTAAAGGTGGATGGGCACGTGATCCTAAATCTAGAACTGGTGATGCTAAAGCAGAACAGATTAATGATTATTACCAGATGATGCATCTTCTTGGAATAGACCATTCTAAAGTTTCCGATTATGTAAGAGTAAAGAATTACCAAGATGTGGTTATGGGCAATCATATGGGATTAGTATTTGATCCTACAGCACAAGAAGTAGAACGTATCTTTAAAAAGTATGAAAAAATTATTGATACTGAGCATAAGCATAATAGGACGGAGAAATCTTCTAAAGAAGTAAATGATCCTGTAGAGGAGTGGCGATTATTAAGAAATGCTGTGGGTTTGATGAGGGAAGATGGATATGATCAGGCTAATTATAATATACTTACTAAAAAAGAGAAATCTAGTTTAAGGGAAGAACTTAAAAGGGTTATTTATAAAGACAAATCTTTAAAGGATGTTAGTTATAATAGATTTATGCAGGAGTTTTCTTTAGAACAAGCTGAAACTTCTGGTAAAATGTATACTAGTTTTCTTGAGCGATTGCAAAGAGAAAGTTACGAAGGTGCTGGTGATAAAGTTTTAGATGGCTTTCTTGATAACCAGGGTAAACTTAATCATGGTGGTATTCTCTGGGAGCATGAATCATCCGACATAGCAGAGCTTAGAGATCTATTATATGTACTTGAGAATAATGGTAGAGCTATAAAGATATCTGAACAGTTTGAGACTACTAATTTTTCTGAGAATCCTAAAGCTTTAGCAAGATTAGAACGGTTAAGTCAGGAATTTCGTGAACAGCAGAAGCAAATGGGTCTTGGAGAAGGAGTTGAATTTACATTTCATTTAGGCAATCCTGAATCTAATCCATTTCTACGGGAGTGGCTACATTTACAAATGACGAAAGGCCAATCTCGTATTGCTGATATTGTAACTAAATCAAATACAGCAGAGATGGAACGTGGTGATAGTGGCTTTATGGATGTTATTGCTAGAGAGTTTGCTGATGTTGATGGAGCTATATTATTTCCTACTAAATATCGTGTTGTAAGTGCTGAAACAGGAGAGGAAATAAGTGATACAACATTACAGGATCAAATATTTGGCATAGCATCTGCTTTATATGAGGGAGCTCCCAAGACAAGGCGGTTTGATGAAAAGGGAGAAGTAACAATTGAAGAAGGTGTAGCTAGGCAGATTGTTGGTGCTTATGAAGGTCTTAATCTATCTATACCAGCAGAAAATTTAAAACATGATGCTCATCTAGAGTATATTAGATCAAGGGCCTATGAAAAGGTAGATAAACGTGAAGAGAATATACGTGTTATTCGTAAGTTAGAAGAAGAAAAATTAGCTGTAGTAAATAGAGAAGAAGGTGTAGTTCTTGTTAATTCTGATGTTGGGATACGTATGATTGCTGATAAGGAGGGTGGCTTTACCACTAAGCAAATAGAAGAACTTGTTGCATCACATCGAGAAATAATAGGTACTTTAGGAAATAACATTGAACAAGCTCCTGGCGTTCTTGAGTTTACAGAACCAGGTGCGCTTACTAATGTAGAAAGTTTACATGCTATTCGGAAGATGCTTCCTGGCATATATGAGAAGGAAGTGCGTACTAAGGTAATGGACATACTGGACAATCCAGAAAGAATTACTTTATTAGATAAAGAAACTCTTCAGGGAGAGCTAGATATATTAACTGAGAATCTAAAGGTTAAGAATTATGAAGGAGCTTTTAAAAGCTTAGAAAATCTACGTAAAAAATTGCCTGGATTTGAAGATGCATTTGAGAAGATATACGAAAGAATAGTTAAGAATCAAGATGAAGAGCTGCCCCTTGAGCTTGAGACATTTGAATTAAGTAAGGGTTCTGGTAATGTTTATAAAGCAATGCAGGAATATGTAGCTTCTGAGAAGTTAGCTTCACAGGCAATAGAAAAATATCTTATTCAGTTAGTCTATAGGGGTGGAGACTTTAGATCTATAAGTGATTACAATAGATTGGTTGATAATCTTCTTGTTTCAATAGGTGCTGGTACGGAAAAGATACCAATGGATCAGCTTTTTGAAACATATTTGCAGAAGAATAGCTATGAAAGCTTGCAACAATTAATGCATGGGATAAATCAGCTTCATTCTGGCAGGAAGGTATCTAATGAAATAGATAATACACATCTTATAGATGCTATGGAACAGATGTTTCAGAACTATGCTGATGCTCCAAGTAAAACTAAGATTAGTATAGCTCGTAACTATGGACTCTTAGATCCTAATGGTGATATAAGTCCTTTAACAGTAGAGCGATTAAGAGCTAGTGATTTTGAATCAATCAAGAAAAATATTGCTCCAGATAAACTTACTGATAGAGTGGATGAAGATCTCTTTTATCTTGGTGAGCTAATCAGAACCAGTAGAGAACAGAAGATGGTGCGTCTTACTGAAACTATTCTTGAAGATGGGACATCAGCTATAGTTCGTGAATGGATAATGCCATGGGATAATGTAGAGGTTAATACACCAGCTAATAAAGCATTAGATATTTTTGCTGAGAATAGGGTAGAAGTGTATCCTATATCTAAAAGTGGTGTTATACGTGGTTGGCAACAGCAAGAAATATCATCTGAACTAAATTCTAAAACTATGTTTGAGAATAATAGTACTATAGATGTGCCTGAGAGTAAATATCTAACTGATATAATTAAGGCAGGTGGTCAACTTACACATGAAGATGCAGTAATGCGTGACTTGGAAATGCCTGTTGGTCCTATGAAATATGTTGAGGTATCTCTTGGTAGGCCATTAGTTCTTGTAGAAAATGATGTTAGTTTAGAAGCTTTAGATAATATGTATAGAAGCTGGTATGAAGCATATAGGATCAGGCCAGAATTTGAAAATAATCCTCAGCAGAAACGAAATTTTGAACGTGTTTTTGATCCAGATAAAGTAACTGATAATGAAATGAAAGTTAGAGCTATGTACCATTCTATGCTCAATGCTGATGCTCTTGATAAGATATTTACATCAGAATCTATTGAGTCTATGAGTACAGATTCTGGAATTATAAATGATTTAAGTAATAAACTTTTGAAATATAGCAAGCTTGGTGAAGGCGGATCATTAAAGCCTTTACCAGATGTAGAAAGGTTGCGGTTGATTATTGATAATCTTTCTGATCTTCCTGCGGATCGTAGAGCATCTATAGAGAATCTTATTACAGAAATTACAGAAAATGAACAAGGTATTACCAGTGCATTCTATTCTGATAAGGTAGAAGGAATGGAGAATCCTTTGTCAGTACGTACAAGACATATGGCTCAACTTGATAATATTCAAGATCCTGCATTAAGAGAGCATCTAAGAGAGCGTTATGCTCATGGTGAAGAAAGTAGATTTAAAAGTGTAATGGATGTTCCCTCTATTGATGGAGCTCAATATATAGATACTGATATGAGAAATCTATTTCTTTCTGTTCTTGCTGAGGCTGATTATTCAAATGGATTTAAGGGCTCTATTTCTAAAAGTGGTAGTTCAGATTTAATTAATCTTTATGGTAAGGGTCTTTTTATTTATGATCCTGTAGTTGCTGCAGCTATGGAAGCTAAGGGTGTACGTATTCTAATGGGAGATTCTTCAGCGAAGAATTTTAGCGGTGAAGCTTTATCGGGTAACCAAGTGTCTGGCCGTGTATCAGAATCTTTAGATCTTCCAGGTGATATTGCTAATCTTAGTAATGATAATATTATGAGAATTCCACTTGAAAGTATAAATATAAGATATGGTGGACATCTAAGTAATAATTCTCCTGTTCCTCATCCCTATACACATTATATGCCAGAAAATTTAGTCCTAAGTGTTAGAGATGGTTGGCAGATGCTGGGGACTAAGATTGGAGAGATAAAACGTTTTGGTAGGGCATTAAATATGGCTGCTAATGAGGAGTTAGCTTTAGTTATGAGACGCCATCAGGAGCAAAGTATTTATGAAACGGATGCTGTTTCCTTTGCAGAATCTATGCTTAATATGGGCTTGACTACACATAATCCTGTATTAAGAGAAGCAGTTATGAAAATGTGGGAAGAGAATGCTTTACCTATTTTACTAAAGCCACGTAACCCTAAGTTTACATATCCTTTTATTATACCTGATTTAAATTCAGCACATCCAATAGGAGTAGACGTATATAAAACTGGTGATATTACTAATCCGGCAGGACATGTGCGAATACAATTAGGAGAAGGAACTTTAGGTGAAGATGCAAAACATGTTCCTGTGGGTAGTATAGATGAATTGGCTTTTTCTTTTAGGTCAAATGATATTGATTACCTAATTAAATACAATAAGAAAAAAGATAAGTTTATGATGTATACTCCTGGTAAAGAGTATCTAGATAAAGGACATAGGTTTAATATCTTTAGTCAAACAGGAGAAAGAGGAGGTCTTACATTCTTAAGTGATGCAAATGAAATACCAAGTGAACTACAATCTTTTATTAAACATTTGGGAGAAGTTATTTCAAGTGGTGTTCCACCTGAAAATGTAGTTTTTGGATCTAAAACAAGGCGTCCATCTCTTGCTGGTGTTCAAAATTATATAGAAGATGTAATAAATAAGATAGCTGGCCCTGAATTTTCTAAACCTTTAATTGATAATAAGTTTAATTTAGTACATATGGTAGAACGTGGCCCTAGAAAAGGTATGTCTGACTTTGTTCCTATTAGCTTAAGGATAAGATCGCAGGCAGAGAAAGATGCTGGCGGTATTGGTACTGCTCTTGGAGTTAATGCTTTAGATGTTAGAGCTAATATGCAGGGTGATCATGATGGTGATCATGGAAGGACTACTCATGATTTTGGACCCTTTGGGCCTAAAGGTTTTGAGGGTAAGTGGGAGTTTCTAAAGAATGCTTATAAACTTGCTGGTAATAATGAAGAATATTCTACTAAGGAAGCAGGTGCAAGGCCATTAAATCTTTATGGTATTGGTATTGATAATAAAGGTGATCTTACTCATGCTGGTAGTAGGACTGAAAATAATATATATGAATATAAAGCTAAGATGATTGCTGATCAAAGAGCTGTCGGTAAGATAATGGGATTACAAGGTTCTATAGAATGGGCTAGTCTTGGTGGATTGTCAATTGGTAATGTAAAACTAAATGCTAAGTTAGGCTATGATGTAGATAAATTGTTAGAGTATGGTGATATCTATAGGAGATTTGAAAAAGGAAATCAGAGTGCAGTTGATTTTATTAAAGCTCTAGATGAAGTACTTGTAAAGAAATCTTATTCTTATATGTTAAATGGTGAGGGAGAGGTTGAGCTCAAGGGTAAACTTATGGAGCTAGCTGATAATAGTATTGAGATGGATATTTTATATGAAGTAATTGATATACTTAGAGCTCCTAATTCTATATTCAATCAAGAGTTCAGTGAGATGGGTGGAAAGAATGCTACTGCTTATGATATTGAATCTCATTATACCGATATTAGGAAATTCTTTTTTAGTCCCAATGCAACAGTATTTAATAGGTTACTTAAGAAATATAGAAAATCAGGAGTTTCATTTGAACAAAAGTTAAATGAACTTGTTCCACTTTTCTTCCAGACCCAAGATGGTAAAGAAGTTATGGTTAGTAACATGGCTGATTTAAAATCAAAGATACTTAAAGGTGAAGCTTTCCCTAATAAAAATATAATACAATTTGAAGAACAGAATATAAATGAATTGATACGTAAGAGTAATGTTGGCTTTGTTATGGATGAGATAGTTAAAAATTCTATGTTTAAGTCAAAAGAATTAGATATTGCTTGGGAACATGTAGAAGATAATAAGTTTAGTAGGACTAAGCAAGGCGGTGAAGCTTTTATTGAAGAGATTACAATGTTAAAAGTTCTGGGTATCAGTCAAGATCAAATGTTAGCTAGTAGTCAGACAGCTTTTACTGTAGGAAGGCACCAGTGGCTAAGGAATGCAGAAAGGGCATCATTACTTTACGATCTTTTAGGTAATGAAGAAAGTTTTCTTACTAGTAAGCTTGAATATCAGCTAGGATTTGGTAGGCATGCTAACAAAGAAATTATTAGTGGGATTGTTGATAGGTTAGATTCTGTAGCAGCAGCACGAAATATTGTAGAAGTTGCAAGGAAGGAAGAACTTTTAAAAGATATTCATGCTAAGCAAAAGAAATATAAAGTTAATCACAAGAAGCCTAGAAGAATTCGTAATGATGATAAGAAGCCTAAGGTTATTTATAAGTATAAACCAGGTACTCTATATACTAAAGATGAGGCAGGTAAGGATGTCCCTAATTGGACAGCATTAAAATATGTGGGGACAATTCAGCCTGGACGTTCAAGCAAGAAGTTAATGGGTAATTTTTTAGTTCTTGATAATCCTATTGTGGGGCATAGACTTTCACGAGAATCAACATTGGAAGGTTTAACATGGAACTTTGTACATAATAGTATGCCACAGTTTGTAAACAAACGAGCATTTGAGGGCTATGAAAGAGAAGCAGTAAGAATAGTTATGGAACTAAAGGATGTGTGGAGAAATGCTATAACTGAATTTAGAAATAACAAAGGTCAAATTGGTAATATTTTTGGTAGGGCAGAACGTAATAAACTTATGACGTTGAATAATTATTTTAAAAGTACTAAATTTACCAAGGATACTGAGCTTTCAATATCAGAACAACATCTTATTGGTGATTTAGGAGAGGAAGGTTCTCTTATTTATTATAAAGCTAAGTTATTATTAAGACCTGATGTTATTCCTAATCATTATGTTGAAGGTCAGGTAGAGTTACCATATATGGCTTTAAATAATAGAATATTTAAGGAAGTATTTACTTGGTTACATAATAATAATCAGAAAGAAGTTGCTTCAAAATTAATTAAAGAGTACACAGATATTAAGAATTATCTTTCAGGCTTTACAAATGAATCTACATTTAACTTGCGTCCTAGTCCTTTGTATAAAAACAAATGGAATGTAGATATGGATAGAGCTAATGAAACAATATTATCAATATTAGATGGTGTTGTTACACCCGATATAGAGATACGCCTAAAACAAAAGGGTATTGGTACCTTTGAAGGGGATGTTTTATACAGAAAGAAGGGTGAAGGTGGTTATGAAATCAGGGAGATTAGAGATATATTTAGTAATTGGAAGGAAGGCAAGGTAGACAAGAGGATATCATGCAGACAATAAAGAATCAAATGAAAAATAACGAAAAAGTTCCTGTATATATTGTATTCTTTCAACTTTGTTTTACAAAGTTGCCCTACCCAGCATATGAAGTTTTGAAACCCTATGGCATATTTTAAACCAAGACGAAATGAACAGGGCCTTACTGAGAAGAGAAGGCTGCCTAGTAAACAAGAAGGATCCTCTATTGGACATACATCGCTTTATGATTCTTTTGTAGAATCTATATGGAGAAGAACTATGGATGAATATAATAGAAGAGCAATAGGGTTTAATCTTGCTGGAGAGACTACTATTCCTTATCCAAGAAAGGAAGAATGGTGGGATGATCCACGTTCTAGATTACCTTTGCTACGTGAATTTAATAAATATTATCCTGAAGAAGTATTAGAAAGAGAACGACTTTTAAAAGAAGAAACAGATGCTATGGAGGGGTCATTTCTTGAATTATTATTAAATAGGCCTACCTCACAAAGGGATACAAAAAGAAAGGCAAGAGTGAATGAAAGAGATAGAATTGGCGGAGGAGGTAGGGCATGATAGGTTATTTTAAGCCCATAAAGGGGTCTAGAAGGCCGTTTCTCGGTTTTTCTGACCTTAGGTACCACTTTAATATAAAAGGAGCTTAAATGAAAGCTTGTTTCTATGGTGAACGAAATGAAGAGTTTGAAAGTATTATAAAACATTGGAATAGTAAATCTGTTATTAAGAAATATTTAGGTGAAATAGGTGGTAATAAAGCTGAGGATATGCATTCTGAAATATACATAAATGATGTAACAGAGCATTTGTTTAAAATTCCTTTTAATAGTGATTTTAAATTTACAAAAGGTATGGTTAATCGTCTTAAGCGTGAAATAGATAGTATAGAAGGTAACTATAAAGGTGGGAAATTGGGAGTATTTAGAAAGTACTTTTATGTATCAGATGCAATTGCGAATAAATCTCCAGTTACCAGGATGTTTTATGAGAATACTAATTTAGCTATCAATTATGAGCGTAATAATATGGATGCATATCTTTCACATTCTAAAGCTGTATCTACCCACATACGTAATGCTCTTGTAAATAGATCTGATATGTCTAAACGGGAAGCTAAACAATATCTTAAGAAGATGCAAGAACTTGAAACTAAGATATTACGTTCTGGTACAGCAGATAATACGAATGAATATTATAGAGAATATAATGATCTTTTTAATGAACATGGTTCTGATGTTATTAATGAATATATTGAACTTATGCAGATGAATAAGGCGACTTATCAGAAGGAAAAGGGTAAGTATTCACGTGATGTTAGGCTGGCTGTAGAAGAATCTACTGTTCTGTTAGATAAAATGGGTGGAGTACTTATTAATGGCTTATCTAGGATGGAAAATGTAGTAAAGCAGATGTATGATTCACCTTTATTACCTAAAACAGCTCGTAGATATATAGAACGTATAAGTGAAGCTAGGAAGAAGATTAAAGATAGTATAGAAGATGGCGGATATCTTCCTCATTATTTATTAGATAATATAGTTGAGTTAAACTATAGAATGCGTGGTATTATGGAAGCAAAGGATGTAGGCTCTAAAGATAAGGCTATGAATCGTATTCTTAGTCAGATAGAAACTATGATTCCCGATCAGGCTAAATCACGAAATGACCTTCTTAATAATATTTGGGCTAAGAATCCATTCTTTATACTTACTCAATATTCTAAAGATGTGATTGCTTTTAATAAGATAAACTATATACAAGAACAATATATCCCAGCTATGAGACGTATGCAGAAAGAAGATGTAGATCTTCCTTTTGTTGAAGATATGCGTAATTATATTGAGGATTCGTTTCAGATATCTACTGAAGGCTTAATGGAGAGGCCAGACTGGGTTAATGCTGCTGTGAGGTCTATAATGGCAGTGGAAACTATTAAATCCATGGGACTGTCCGTTACTGGTGCTATACGTAATGGGGCTAGTGCTGCATATTTCTTTACTCAGAATGGACTTGTAAGTGCTACGCAGGCTGTTAAAAAGTATAATTCACATTATAAAAAGATTCTTGGAGAAATAGAAGCTGAACAGGGTTTTGAGTTTACAGAAGCTGGAAAGGAATTGATAGCAGAAGGACTTATCCCCTCTGAAGGTGTTAATGTATCAGATATTAAGTTTGATCCTATTACTCAAAAAGTTAGTTATAGAGATAAGGGTATTCTTAAAAAGTTAGACCCTAAAATTGATACTGCTGTCGGTAAATCATTAATGTTTCATAGATTTACTGAGAATGCTACCCGGAAATGGATGTTTCGGATAGCATGGGTAGAAGCTTTTGAGACATTAAAGGGTCACAATATAGTAGATCAATCTAGTTATAAAACTGCCGAAAAAGCCGATATAGCTAATACTCAAAAATTAGAGCGTATGGCAACACGATTTGCAGTTAAAGCTGTAAATTCATTTGCATTTGAATATGCTGCACATGCTAAGGCTAGAGCTGTAGGCGGTACAGCACCACTCTCTACTGAATTAGGAACAGATGGTAAACCTAAGATGCAATCTAGAGACTATGCTACAGCGGTAGGAGAGCTAGGATTTCAATTTTTACATTATCCAATGTCATTTCTAAATCTTCAATCAAAGATACTTAAAGGAGCTTATGATGCAGCTTTATCGGGGCAGTGGGGAAAAGGTGAGACTTTAGCTCCAGAAATAAAACAAGTATTAAGATTTGCTGGTATTTATGCAACTGTACAAGCTTTATCTATTGCAACTAATTTAGATCTTACTAATACTCTTGAGAACGATACTGTAGAGCGTATAAAAGATCTTGCAGAATATTTCACTGAAGATGAAGAAGATCTAAAGGGAAGAAAACGTGGTATGGTTAATGATTTTACTGGTCCTATAGTAGGAGATATGCTATATGCTCTTAATATGTTCCAGATGTATAAAATGCCAGATGCAGAATGGGCTAAAATGCTTACTGGCTATATAGATTATTATGGTGAAGGTGATGTTCCTAGCTGGGTAAATCCTAAGAAGAAAATTGATACTGATGAGAAGCGTAATATGTGGAATAGATTAAATGTTGAGTTTGCAAGATTAATGACAAAGAATATACCAGCAGTACGTGATGGTAGAGGCATAGATATACTTCGCCATGAATTAGGTTGGTATCAACGTCCTCATGTAAAAGAGGGCCGTGAAACAGTTAATAAATACGCTCAAAGATTTATTGGTATAAAACCATTTAAAGAAAAGAAACGTAAGATGTCTAAAAAAGGTGGTTTAAGCCAAAAGGGAGAAGAGGCTCTCAGAAAGTTATCGTTAGAATTACGAGGAAGATAGTCTTGTTCCAGCTTGCACTTTAAAGAAGACTTCACCATCTCCAATAGAAAATCCTATCCTAATACCATAATGCAATATATCTATAGTTAAATGTAGTAACATAAATGTTACCAATAATGAGTAGGTATTTATTGGCTTTATATACATAAGACTTATCCCGCCTAAGAAATGATTTCCAAATTTGAACATACTTTGCATTATTTTTCCTCCGGCATTGAATTGATGAATCTTTGCTCTAACCAATCGTCAAACCTCATAATGATAAGGGTTTCACCTCTGTCTTGTTTACATACTACAGCATCTACATGCTCAGTAGGTATTAGAAATGATGCTAATTTCTTTCTACATTTTGCTTGAATCTTAAAATCATCTCCCATCAGGACATCAACTTCTTCATGCATACCAAGAGAAGCTCCATTGCTTCCCCAGGCACGTTTACAAGTTTTAAATCCTGAACTCAGGACAGTATTAACTATTTCTCTTTCAAACCGATTCCCCTTGGCCTTGCTTGGACTTGCCATTTTTGGTTAACTCCTTTCTTAGTTTAGCTGAAAATCTCTTTATAGCAGCATCTGCTTCTTCTGAAATTTTCTTGAATTTATTAGTGCTTGGTTCTCTTAAATTATGAGTTATCTTTGAATCTTTATCTATTAATTGTTCTTCAAGTCTATCTATTGTATCAAGTAACTCATTATTCTGCTGAGTAAGTGTTTCTATTTTTTCAAGAGCTATCTGGAAATTAAATTGCTGATAAGTATTAACTTCTTTTTCCATCAAAGACCCATTCTATTAGCAACTTTATTTAATTTAAGATGCATACTATTTACAGTAAGCTCAAGTTCATTAATACGATCTTGAAGTTTTACCATTTTTTCTCCCCAATAATCTGAATCAGCTCCTAATGGAGGTAATTTCCCTAGATTATGGTATACTTCATTTATTTTCTTTTTTTCTTTAGGATAGGGAGTTTTAATCTCTAGAGAAGCGTCAGTTTTTTTACTAGCTTTCTTACTTACTTTTTTAGCCATTGTTTAGTCCTTTCTTCTATTATATCTTTTAATTTAACTTTCTTTTTCTTACCATGTTCACGTAGAGCACATGCTTTACATATTTCTAATTCTTCATAAGGATGTTCAGGGGAAATAGCAAAGTTACCCCAGATATATACATCTTGTAGTTTATGTGATCCAGAGCACATATTGCATACAAAATGTTTTTTTGGCAACTTTGCATTTATCCCAAACATTATAAATCATATGTATGCCATTCTTTAATTGGCACATCATAAAAATATTCTCCTCTTGGTACTGATTTGTTAGGAACTTCTACTTTATCATACTGTCTTATAACTTCTGAAGTGCATAACATAATCTTATTAAAGTCTTTATTAACTATCGCATATACTATGCTATATTTTAAAAACTTTGCTTTTCTTGCTGGTATGTGTACAGTTTTAAATGGAAAATTATCTATCCATATCTCACGTCTTTCAACTTCATAACGAGAAACCATAATATCTATACCATAATCATTGGGATTTTCTATTGCATCTAATCCTTTTGATTGAAGAAATCTAATTACTAGATCTTTTGCAGGTTTATCATTAACAGCATGACTCTCCTTGTTAAATTTCTTATTTATCATCTTTTTTCCTTAATATTGGAATGTAAGAACGAAGAATCTCCTCCAGAACCCGAACTTTTTTACGAAGTTCAGTATTCTGAAGGAGAAGACTCTTTAACATTTCACGCAACTGCTCTACATAATCCATCTACAATGGTAGCATTCTGTCCATAACTAGCAACAGTAGGCTTTTCCTTATGCCACAAAAGATCAGTAGCAGTATTAAGTAATGTCCAGCCGTTATGTTCAACACGATTTTCAGGATTAGTATAATTATCTACTATATTACCCCATAATTGAACTGGAACATCTTTTAAATGATTATGTCTAATCCTTCCTAGTTCTTCTGTAGTAACCTTTAACTGACTAAGACCTCGTAGATTGCCTAACAATCTATTTAGATTTTCAGATCCATTACTTATGTTGTTAATATTAGTCACTACTTGTTCTAGATTTTCTTCCCAGTTTTCACTCTTAGGTTCATGTGTGAATCTATATGTATTAAAATGATCTTTACTCATCATTCCATTTGTACATATTAATCTATATAGCATCATTGCAAAGCCAAAAGCTTTAGAACCATCATAACTGTTCCAAAATTGCATGCCTAAGGCTACATCGTCTCCCTGGGCTACTTCCCCACACACATGATCAGATTTCATGGAATAGGCATAACTACGGCCGTTAAAGAACGTTTTGTCAAATGTAAAGTTTAAATTACATTCTTTAGCTACTTGATTAGCAGCATCTTTTACATCTTCATTAGGTAATAACATATAGCTATGACCTACTACACCTGTTTCTTTCCATTCAGTTAGATTTTCTCCAGTTTGAGATGTTAGTTCTTTATTATGATATACTGGATGCTGCATCTGAACTGAATAAGCAGATGATGATATACCATTATAATCTAATGGTACTTTTCTTATTGGTAAGTACGGGTTCATGGGGTTTTCTCCTTTATTTGTTGTTCTAGTTGTTCTAACTTTTCATTTATTAATTGAATTTCTTCCAAAATCCTGAGTCTGAATTGGCTCATACCATCTCTCCAATCAGCATCTTCTGTCATTCTGTCAGCAATCACTTGATTCTACCTCTAAATACAGCTTTATATCCTTTAGAATCGGTTTTTATTACAACTTTCTTACCAGTAAGATTAGAAAGATGTTCTTTTTGGATCATTAGCCATTCTAAATTAGTAATATAAGTTCCTTGATACCAGGTTTCTTCATCAGGATTTATCCATTTTGTAATCTGTATCATCCTATTTGTGTCCCATTTACATTTAATTCAAGATCAAGATTTTCTCTTTCTCTATTAGCTGTACACACAATCTTTAAGGTTTTAACAAGATTATTTTCATCCTTGTATGGAGTAAGAGATAGAACTTTATTAGCATTATATCCAATACGGAATGAACCTTTAGCTGAAGTAATATCCATACCTTCATGAAATGCTTGTTTAGTTATTTCAGATATAGCAAATACTACTACATTATTCTGAATAGCTACTTCCATTAAAGCTTGAGATACTTCTTCTACCTTCATGTTATTATCATGTTTCTGAGATCTAAATAGACCCATATGATCTACCACAACTATTTCAGGTTTATATGGTAACATCATTATTCTTTTATTTAATTCATGAGCATAACAACTGTTATAATCTATAGTGAGCCAATCAAAGTTTTGAGAAATTCCATTGGCATATTGTGTATAATGAGCTTTAAGTTCTTCTTCATTCCAATTTTTCTCCATCATCACAAATCTCATCCACATTTGTCTTGGTGACATTTCCATTTCTATAAAGTATGTTGGACGTTTAAGTTTTTGTACCCAACTCTGTAAAAGCATGGTTTTCATAGACTTAGGTGGTGCTTGTAAGACTACTACTTCACCAGGATATATAGGAAAATCTTGATCATACAATTTACCTATATTTATAGGATCTAAATCTCTTGTGAAAAATTCAACTAACTCTTTTTCCATAGATTTAGCATCCATCATGTGTTGAGATTTCTTAGCTTTATACAAAGTACATGTAGATTGACAATGATTATCCATATGAACATCAGTACAACCATAGTTATAGCCATTACCATTATGACCCTCATAACAATCTGTTACAAGTTTATCCATTTCTTCTTTACTAAATGAATTTAATCCTTTATCTACACGTTGTCTCCAATCTTCCATAACAAGTCTAACTAAATGTTCTGGATATCTCCATCTTAGATGACCTGCTATACGTAAAGCTATCTGGTGTCTTGAACCTTGACCAGCTCCGGACATCATAGTTTGTATACATGGATACCATACAGGATCAGGATTCCTACCAAGAGTTACAGTTTCAAATGTTTTATCACTTGCTTGAACCTTACGCTTTAACACATCAAATACAGGTTCACATTCTAATGTTTGCCATGTATAAGTACTTCTTTTACCTTTTGCTAAGGTTTGTATTTCTGTTACAGGTTTATGTAATTCAGCTTGTAGTAGAGGTATTTTCCATAACCTAGACTTACTATTTAAAGTATTAACTACCCTTATAAGCCTTGTCTTATCAGATACAGAAATATCTGCATATTCATAAATACCTTTACTGAGTAATTCATCTTTTACTTTTAAATGAAGATCAGGTGTAGGTTTCCATCTAAATGCAGATCCAGGTATTCCTAAATGAAATCCAGTTCCAGAGAAATAGACTTGATATGGAATGCATAAATCATTTAATAAGATACCTAAACCAATTGTTTTTTGTCGAGCATTATCGGGATTAGAGCCATCAACATCAAGAAGAAATTCATCAGGCATATAAAGCATTCCATCATAAGATGCAAGAGTACCTTTCTTTTTAACGTAATCAATTACATGACCATCGTAATCCCATAGGGACATGAAAGTATCTTGTGCCATACCTGTCCATTTAGTAATATCATGAACATCTCCAAAATGATGACGATTTGCTAATCCAGCTGCAAATTCTTTAATCATTCTTTCTCCTTATTTTGCTTTTAATCTTATGGCAGTTGCAAAATTAGTATCTTCATGTGCCCATAATCGTATAGCTGCTGCAAATTCATCTTTAAATTTATATCCATTAATCCAATTTTTCTCATTCATATGTAATATCCAGTCGAATTGTTCTTCTATGGTTCTACATCTTGATTTTTCAATCCAATATACTTCTCTAGTTTTACCATTATCTAATTTTTCTATAATAGTAAGATGTTTTTTATCAAATCCATAGGTTATATTTTCCTTTATAGGAACAATATCAAATTTAGTTTGTTTTTTCATTCTTTCTCCTTTTCTTTTTCATATAGGGTCCACATTATCTCAGAGAAAATAATTTGATTTTTTCTACATTCATCAATATGGCCTTCTTGTGTTTTTTGCCATAATCTTATTATATCTTCAAGATTCATTATTTTCTCCTAAAAATTCTTTACATTTTTCAACTAACATTTCTTCAGTATCACTCAAATGACTATTCATATATCCTACCCACATTTTTATAATTTCAGTAGCATACTCTAGTCTATCAAGAGCAATCTTTAATTGTTTTATTATTTCGTCAGATTTATCTGGCATGAGATGAAAAGGGGCCATATTGCTATGACCCCTTATTCTAAACATTATCCCTTAGAAAGGAATATCATTATTACTAGTTGTATCAGCAGGACCACCTTGAACTGATAATGGAAGTGTACTAGTAGTAGTTCCATTAAGGTGGTTACTCTTATTAGATCTGGAGAAATTTTTCTCTGCAGATGCTTTTAGAGTAGTTACTTGGTCTACAGTAAATGAATAATGTTCACCTTCTTGTTCTACAGGAGCAACTGTATCAAAGAATTCGCTATATCCATCTGCATTTTTATAAACAAATGCATTGATACGCTTTCCTACAAGACCTGAAACATCATCATCATACTGAAGAATAGGTTTCTTACCAGTGGGATCATTAAGTACATTAATTATTCCTGCCATTGCATAGCGAAATAGATTAACTAACTTAAATTCTTCATTGGTTTCTTTATTTCTCACTTCAAATACACGAAGATTCATATTGTCTTTATATCCTTCAAATAATAAATCTATATATGTACTTGATTTATCATTACTTTTCCAAACATCTTGTGTAGCTTGGCGGATAGTGACTTCATGCCATCCTTCATTATATAGTCCGGTACCTGTTGACATAGGCATTGTTTTAACGGCCATGAGTTTCTCCTTGTTTAGTTGTTGAGTTAGTCTTTACTTGTTGAACATGTGCCTGTGTTAAGCCTCTATCTACAGCAGCATTAC